TCTGATCTGCTGTCAGGTTTAGTGACTGATCCAGATACAATTCCAGTGTGTTCTCTGCAAAGTTTTTTCTAATGGCTTTGAGTTTTGCACTGGAATTTTTCCAAGATATCACATTGTATTTGTTGTCGGTGGTTAAGGTGTCATCCACTGCAATCCAGATCCAATTACCATAACGAACATTTTTGAGCAGGTTCTGAACATCTGAGGTTTCAATCATTGAACCCAAGTTATTATATGTCAGTGCTGCTTCTTGCTCAGCGGTATATTCCAGTGTGGTTGATCTGGCTTTGTCATAAATTTCTGCAGGTAACACAGGACCAGCATCGATAAACTTTCCTTCTTCACGAACCAGTGAGCCAGTGTTGTTGATAAAATTAGCAGTCCAGTTGGGTGATTTTTTATACAACTCAGTGGTGCTCACGCTGACTAGTTCAGGACTGTTGATTCCGTCAGCAAATTCCACCGCCATGGGGTTATTGCTTTCGGTGTCATTGATCAGGTTTACTTCTACATATCCAGTTCGCCCAGTTGCACCATAATCTCCCAGCTTGATGGCATATTCTTCAGTCACTGTGAAATCAGCCAACAGATCCTGTTGTCCAGCAGCAGTGAATTTGTCCACTGCATTGAAGCTGCCTTTTTCCTTGATCCAGCCTCGATAAAATTCAGTCTGATTGTTCAGATCCAGACCCAGATTGGCTAACCAGGTACGTTCTACATAACCCAGAGCATTGCATCGAAGTCTGGTAAAATCACCAACATTGGGGGAATGATTGATATCATAGGCTCGTTCCAGATCCAGTGTTTTAGCACCAATACTGGGAAGCAAACGATTTTGATAAGTTACATCACTGATACTGAATTTACCCACTTGGAAGTTGACTGATCCAATAACTGGTTCCAGTGCAGTGTAATTACGATTCTTGTATTTGACTACATCACCCTGCAAGTAATCTGTGTTGGGTTGCCATTCAGGCACCGAGCTAAACATCAATAGGTATCCAGCACTGTTGATGGTGCCATCCCAGTCATTGGTTTTGAGGCCAGTGATTCTCAATCGATTTTGCCGGATTCCCAGAGCAGGATTGAATATCAAATCACCAAATACAGTCTGATTTTTCACAATCAGTTTGTGTTCGTAAGATACAATATTGGTTCTCAAAGCACTGATAGTGCTGAAAGGTTGTAGATTATTGATATAAGTGACATCTTGATCACGGAATACATCAATGTCACGACTGCTAATGATGTTTTGATTTTCATCCAGGATCAGATTGTCTGGTAACATCAGATTTTGCAAAGTACCAGCAACAGGAGTGTATTTCAAAATACCTGCACCAGGATTCAGAACCAGGCTGAGATTTTGTGATTGGGCTGAGCCAGAACTCCAACGGTAACCACTCCATTTGATAAATTGTATCGCAGCATCCAGCCAATTGATTCGATCCTGCTCGGGTTGAGTTTCAAAAACAAATCCCTGACGACTCAGGTGCTCTCCATAACTGATCAGGAAATCCACCACAGTCTGTTTGCTAACAAATTCATAATCATAAGGAACATAAATGGGGTTGTTCAGGAATTCTGTATAATATGCATAAGTCTGTGACCCCACCTGGAACTGTTTGGGAGTAGTATTGGTGTTACTGGGGTAGATCACAAAATAAGGATACTGACGATCGTATCCAGTAACTCGATAACCATTAGCACTGCGAGTAATAATAACACCACTATAGGAAGCTACATCAACAGGAACACTTTCACTCAGCAACAGTTCATAGTCCTCTTGTGGAACCTTGACTGTATTACCCTGAGTCTGAGCACTGTTTTGTTCGGCATAAACCTGAATGTTATCTACATCAGCAAATGCCGCCAGCTTGTATATCAAATTGACATTGCTGTTGGTAATGGTATTCTTCAAAGAAGCTGCTGGTTGACCCTGACTGGTTAGTGCCTCGGTCACATAATTCAGTATGCTGTGCCGTCTGACTCTGTTGCCGTTGGTATCAGTGTCCACCATGTGAATTTTTACATCATGGATGCTAGGGAATTGAGTTTCTAAATATCTAAAACCCACATAGCTGGCCGACTGAGTGCCCACACTGTCAATCAGATCATAAGGCTTATAATTGTCCATGTCCCACAAAGTGCCCAGCATGAACTGAGGGTTTTGTAAAATTCTGGCGTTGAGTTGAGCAAATCTGAAACTGCTGCTGCGTCTCCAAGCAGTTTCTGCAGGCCCATTGTCATTGAATGTGAACTGATTCTTAGCTGAGCTGGTTATCAAACCACCAATCAGATAAGCATCAACTGGGTTCAACAGATTACCACTACTATCCACTGGCACTATATCTAACAGGTTCAGCGTACCAGTAAGTTCGGCATTTTGAATTCTGGTGGTTCTGGCGCCTAGTACGCTCTTGAACGCACCGCCGTTGGCTGTGCCATTCTGTAAATCCTGCCATAATATCAGGTTGGTACCAGTATAAGGCGCAGGTCCATATGCTGATTCCCACCAAGTGGGCTTGGAAGTGATACCCAGCATTTCCCAGGGATGAGTGTGTGGACGGTCAGTATCGTAAAAGTCTCGGTAAATCCCTCTCCAGTAACCCAGACACAATTGATTACTGATTCGATCACGACTGCCACTATAATTATAGGTAAATGGATCAGTATCTTCGTACACACTGGTTGAATAATTTACACGATTGTTAGCTACCCACTCGTAAAAATACTTGCGGTAGATACTGGCTTCTTCAGTCATGCTGTACATTGCATTTCCGTTGAGCTCTCTGAATTTGCCAGCAGCAGGCACTCTGCTCTGAATTACGTTGTTCCAGAGGTTACTATCCAATTTTATATTGTTGAAAATTCTGAGTTCCAATTCCAGGATCAACTGATCACGATAATCATTGTATGCTGTGATGATGCTACCATCATGACCCTGAATCACCTGTACAGGTGTGCGATATGTATCATCCAGATAAATTTCAGGCACATAAAGTGGTCCTAATCCCAACTTGGCTGGAGTTGCTGGTACATAGCTACCGTCAGTGTTGGGGAATTCCACCAGATCCAGTTGATCACCCACTCTGAGGGTTCTCAGCATATTGACCACAGGACTCACTGTGTCGAAATCATAATCTTTACCTCTGATCAACTGATGTCTGTTCAAATACACCAACACAGCTCGATTAGAGGCACGATTTTCAAAAACATCACTAATATCATACTGAGTTTGTGCGACATCATCTACAATATAAGTGATAGCTGTGCCATTCAACGGCACCATGTCACTGGTATACCAGGCCTGGTCGCTGGTTTTGTTCTGCGTCAATACTCTAAATATTTCATCCACCGCTTGAGCTGCGGTCATGGTTTCAATGGCTTCTACCTGATTGCTGGCTTCCAGGAATTGTAATTTGAATTGCTCATAATCTTTGGCTGTGTTGCTTATAGCTCGCTCAATATCATATCTGGTATCAGTGAGCATCAGTGTGGGTAGAACACTGAACCCTTCATGCAGCATAATTAATCCAGGGGTGGCACGATGATCCACATTTTCCAGAGAATTATCAGTGACCAAAGGTGTTATGCTGTGACCATGGTTGCTGTGCAGGGCGTCAGCGTGACTCTTGAGGTCACTCAGTGTAAATTCTGTGGGTCTGGCATTATAAGGATTAATCTCATATTGAGTCGGAGTATCAAACCAGCTGAGCGGCAACACGGTGCTAGCAATGATTTTGAACAATATCTGACTGTCATTGGTGATGTTCTGATAATGAGGGCTCAGAGGGTCCAGAGCATCAGCACTGATTGAAATTCTAATAATGTTTCCCAATTGTTGTATGGTGTATAAGTCGCTGTAAAGCTGACGACCATCCACAAATATTTTGTTATTGTATGCGTTGGTGGTATTCTTGACTAGCAAAGTTCCGGGAATGTCATATCGAAATCCAGAATTGAATGTAAGTTCTGTATCATCCTGCACTGTTTGTGCAATGTTTAGAGTGACGGTTTTATTTGCCTGATCCACCGCAGTTATTCTGGGTAATCCTGATACGCCAGCACCACTCACGATCATGCCCACGCTGATGTCATTTACACTTTCCAGCACAATGTTGATGTCCCGGGTGGTATTACCCACTGTTTGTTGGGTCAGAATATTGGTGCTCAGCGTTAGCTGAGATCCCGTAATTTCCAGATTCTGATACAATTCCAGATTGCTCAAAATTCGTTGCCACACATCATACTGAGCCAGTGCACCAGTGCAGGGGTCCACTATTTTAGCTGTGCCGGTATTGATCTGCAAGTTTTGACCCTGACCAGATTCAACATTGCTGATATAGTTGAAAATATCTGTTTCAAATGTGTTGGAAAAGCTAATATCTCCCACATTGTTGATGGTACGATAAGTTATACCAAAATTCAGTACCGGGTCAGTGGCTGCAGCCGTGTTCAGTTTGTATTCAAACAGTGTACTACCATTGAAGTTGGTGCTGTTGTAAACGCTACTATCTCCAAAACTCACGTCGTTGAAGTCAAAGACATCAAACAGTGGTTTTTGCTGAATCTGATCTTTTACCTGACTGCTCTGAATCCAGGTTTCAGTCACAGTGTCCCAAAACCAATTGGTTCCACGATTTTGTTCGCCCTGCCTTACTGACACACAACTGCCTGACACTGCGGTGGCATACTCTTGCAGTGACACTCTGGGACCCTGATCACTCACAGACTCAAAAACTATGGTGCTGGCATCTGTAGCCGCGTCCAAGTACATGTCACAAAAATTTATAGTAGTGTTTACTGGCGCAGTCACTCCAGTATCCAGAGTCACTTGATTATAAACTGAATCTACCACAGTGACCAGAGCCTGGCCTGTATATCCAGTAAAATCTGCTCGCATACCCACTGTGATGCCAGTAACATTGTCCAAATTCAACACTGCGCTAGAGTCTGCATTCTGTGTCAGTTTGGGCTGAATCAAATCAGTGACAGCAGTTACTCGATATCTGAACCAGGTTTCAGCATAGGTAGTACCACCTTCCACTTTGACATAGAAACCCTGAGCATAGTCTGATGCCATGTCAGCATCAGTTGCTCTTTGCAAAGTGGTGGTGGATCCGTTGTAAAAATAAATTCCGTTGTCAGCAGCATCCAGCTGCTGCCAAACCAGCACACGATCATTGGCACCCAGGGTATATCCATCAATGGTGAAAGGACCTGTGGCTGAAAGATTGATACTGGCTGTGGTGGCTGTTTGTACTGCGGCTTTGCTGAACTGTTCGTAATTTCCGTCCACGTCTACATATTGTACCTGATAGATTTTTTGCCGCACTGCTGGGTCATTGTCAGCATTGAAAATCACCAGGTCATACTGATTCAGAGATGCTGTTCCATCCACACTGATATTCTGAGTGTCGGTAATAGTTCTGCCATTGATTTTACTCAATGCGTCATTGACTTTGTTGCTGTCCAGATAGTTCACTGTGGGCAGAGCCACGATACCAAAATCATATAATTTTAGACCAGCCACAAACTCCACAATGGGTCTGACTGCATTATAATTGATAGTGGGATTTTCAAACACATACCCCTGGTCAGCTAGGTACTCCAAACTCTTGCTCACTACTTGTTTGTTGAACCACCGATTGGTTCGACTCCAGGGGTTACGATCCAAGCTGGCACGGTTTATGGTGATGTAATCAGGATCCTGTGCAAAATCCAGATATTCTTCACTTGGTATTAGGTCCTGATAGGGAACCAATACAATTTCTTTACCCACGCCTTCCACTATCCAGCTGGGCTTTCTGTACACCTGAGCAAATGCTCCAGATTTGTGTGCTGCGGTAACTGAATTTTCCTGAGGACGCACCACAGTTACTTCAGTGTCTGCCAGACTCACTGCTGTTACCAGCATGTATTCATCATCAATCAACAACAGGTCACCAGTCTGGATTCGGTTCACACTGGTTAGCTTGAAAGTCAGTTCTTCAGTGGCAGTGACACTATCTAAAATTTCTTCAGCAGTGAATACCTTGTCCACCAGTCTGGGTTCAATATAGCTGGCAGGCAGTGTATCTGAGCCAAATCGAACGTGCAACCCATTGATAAATTCAATACCATTTCCACTAACGTAGTAAGGTTTGCACAGAATTTCTGATTCAATATTCAGTGTAGGCACTGTGCTATTCACGATCACCAAAGGCAATAGATTGATATCACTTTGATCGTCCTGCAGATACAGTGTGGTGTAGTTTCCACTCAGCTGAGGCATACGCAGGAAAAAGCCCTTGAGAGCATCAGTGGCCCCAGCAGGATTGTAAGAGCTGGCTTTTTTGTACCAGCTGGTGTTGCGGAAAGTTACACCGTCTTGCACATCCACGCGATAATCAGCAGCAACTTCCTGAATCAGCTCCAGCTGAATAATATTCAGCGTGGTGTTATCCTCATAGCTGTTTTCCACCACACGAATTTGCCAAATACCAAATTTTTCTGAATCGGCCACTGGAGCAATCTGATCGTACTGATTGTATTCTACTCCCTGAAATTCCAGAGGAACTTCTCTTTCCCAACCGTCAGTTTGCTTGTTGACAAAAATCAAAGTTTTGCCATTCAAAGACTTGACTCCGTCAATACCACCACGACGGCCAGTGAGATCACTGTCCTGACCTGCAACCGGTGCCTGTACAAACAGATCATATATGCTGTTGTGAATCTGATTGAAATTCAGAGTCGTGGCCAAATCCACCTTGTCATAAAGTTCAATTCCAGTTAGATTTAGATTACGGAAATAACTCTCATCTGCCAGGCTGGGCACTTCAAATCTGATGGCACCATTGGTGACCCCATTATTACTGACTCCCAACACGTCGCGGGCATCCAAATTGGGATTGCTGGGAATATTTCCTTCACGACCCTGTTGAGTCTGAATCCAGATTCTGCTGTTTTCCACCAAAGTACTGTCATAAAATATGGTGTCTCCAGGCTCACCGTCAAAACCAATCAACAACACTGTATTAGCGTCATTATTGAGATTGGTGTTAGGTACTTGATATTCCACTGCGGCATACAGCGCAGATTCCTTAGTGATTCTGAGATCTTCCAGATATCCATCAAAACTCTGAGTGAGTTTTGCATTGATCCCCACTGTGAGTGGTTTGTCGCTACGAGCAACAGACCCAGCATTCAGGCTATTGACTAGCACCCCGTCCACATACAAACGAACAGTATTACTGAGTCTAGCCACTGCAACATGATGCCATTGACCCACGCTCATTCCGCCTGGATCTGAATACATAATACTATTCATTGAGCCAGTGTCTAGGTCAATCCAGTTGAATTTCACAGTGTTATCAGCTCCATTATTGGTTCTGAACAGAGCCCAACTGCTGTTGCTAATATCAGTGTCGTCCCACTGCCCCACAATTACATGATCCTGAGCGTCACCCACACTACTCACATAAACCCAGGTTTCCACTGTGAATGGCAACCATTTGAAATTGAAATCATCGCTGTTGGCTACACTGAGACCAGCATTGTTTTGAAAACGACCAGATGTGGTAGTGAATTTAGTTTCAGTATCACTAACCACCACGCTGACATTGGGATTGGCTTGAGTTACTGTTTTGGGAAGTCTGAGACTGGGATTGTCTGTGTCAGCAGATATATTGAAAGTATAAGAGCAAGTGGTCTCAGCAGTACTGCGTCTGAGATGTATTGCTGGGTTGACTCCAGTGAATCCTGATACCTCAAAGCCATCCTGGGTTCTGCGAACATTAAAGGATCCAGTGCTGGGGATGTTGCTGTTGCTGACTTCTATGGGGACTCTGAACCAGGGGTTTTCATCCACCATCACATTGCTGGTTCCATTATTAGTCACTCGTGGTTCAGGAATCCAGACGTAGTTATAGTAATTAGTGAGTTTGTCTAGATCTACAAAACTCTTGAAACTATAGCTGTTGCCAGTAAGCAATCGGTTCCACTGGTCCACTCTGCCACCACGAACAGCCACACTGTTGAGCAGGTCAATAAATCCAGCACTACGAACGTTGACTCCGTTCTCTCCGAATACAAATTCAGGTTCCAGCTGAAATTTCTCTCTGATACCGCTGGGTTCAGTCACATAAGTACCTTCCAGCAATTTGCCGTTGGAATATCGACGACCCACATAACCATCAAATTTTCTCATGACTGGGTCACTTACAATGCGATCCAGTGTGCTACCCAAAAATCTCTGGTTAGCAATAGTTCTGAAATATTCGGGAAGGAAGTCTATTGTACGATTAATAGCCATTTTAATTTCCTGCTCTGAGTTTAACTGTGGTCAAATTGGTTACTACATCAACATCCATTACAGTGGCTGCACTGATTAGGATTTCATAAGGCAAACAACGAATTTGCTGAAGGTCACCATAGGTCTGATCGGTGCTGGTAGGCACCAGATGCACACTACTAACAATGGTACTTAACTGATTATGTAAGTATGCAGCTAATTCACTGAAGTAAAAAGTCTCACCAAAGTCCCAATTGTCCAAACTAAAATACTCGTTGACTTTGCTGATTATCTGACTTTTTACTTCACTATCACTTACTACCACATTGGGGTTTTTTACCACCACAAACTTGGCTCTGAGATTGGGATCAGCTTTGGTACCAAACAAGGGTTTGAACTTTACGGGATTGAAAATCATCAGATCACTGATCATTCGATACTGTTCCAGATCTGCAAAATCATTGCGCAAACTTTCAGTGGTTGGTTCCATGGGTTCTGTCACTGATCCCGTGGTGTCTCTGATCCATTTGGTGTAGTCATCAGCATAGTTCTTTTCCAGAATGAACACATCGATGATGTTGCTGGGGCTGGGATCAATGCGGCGATCACTGGGTGCATTGTGGCGATACTGAAACTTCAGCCCATAACGTCCGTATCTGAAACTGTAATTGGTTACTGCACTCTTGCTTACACTGTCCACATTGCGTGTGATGCGATAAAACACTTCGGCACTGCGTGAAAAAACTATGTCATTGTTGGAGTATTCGTAGATGTTGCTGTCAATGGCTGCATCATTTACTGCTATCTTCACTGTGCCCTTGGGCAGCACTTTCATGCTGCTGCCACTTACCTCCTGATCATTGACGAAGAACACATAGCTATTGTCAGCACCTGCACTACTGACGCTGCCCACGATGTCGTCATAAAAATAAGGCTGATCTGGTGAGCCATCACTGTCTTTATCAGCGAAGGTCACCTGTATTTTGGTATCATCCACAAAACCATCACCCTCAATCACAGTTCCAGCAATGCCCATGGTGATATCGTTGCTGTATGCTTCCACTGAACTGGTAATGGGTTTATAGTTCACTTTCAGAACATCAATGCGATCCTTGAGCAATTTGCCACTGGCTGGGTCATAGATTTTTACCTGGGGATCAAAAAAGAATCTGGTCTGTCTTTCGCTGCCGTAAAAATATTTGATGCTTCTCTGATACACAGTATAGGTATTGCTGGTGTTGGTGAAGGCCAGCAGCCAACCAGCAGTGTTGGTAGCCTCAATGGTCAGCGGTTCAGTAAAATTGGCTCCAGTAAGAGGATTTTCAATTATAAACCATTCTCCCACACTGTCAGTAAGAGTACTACCTGCTCGATAACCCAAACCCACATTCTGTTGAGCCACCAGTGCATTCACCAAGCTGGTCTGAATTCCACTGGGTAAATTGGGAGTAAAGGTAGGCAATATATAGGCCAGCTTGGCTCCGGTAGGTATTTTTTCACTTAGCACAATGGCTCCCACACCATCAGTGTCTACGCCACTGCCTGATCCTGATCCAGTTTTAGTTCCACGACCGTACTGACTAATGCTTTTCACTGTGGCGTAAATTTCGGTTTTCTGATTTAGGCCTGCGCCACCAGCAGTAGGCACCAGACGATTATCATAATCAAAAATCTGTCCGCTAGGTGGTTCAAACTTCAGTACAGCGCCCACTCGAAATTTATTTTTGAAATAGGATTCTGTAGTGGTGGATAACACTGTTTGTGTGGAGTATCTGTTGATGTATCCGCTGCTGATGTCGTTGTCAGCCAGCACCAGGTTCCAGCCTATGTAGGAACCTGCAGAATACCCTGCTGAGGTCAATTCGGAAGCCACATTGACCAGGGCATAATTTTTATTGGAACCAGTATAATCAGGACCATAAAAGAAGTTCAACAGACTGAAACTTTGCACCGCTGGTAGCACTATGGTGTTGATGCTTTCGGAAATATCATCACGATTGGCAAATGCGAACTGACTGGTTAGAGTGGAATCGTCTTTGTAGATGTATCCGTCGTCGCACACAATGTTGGTGCTGCTGTAACGACCAGTATTATCAATCACATCCAGATAGCGACTTACACCGCTGCTGGTACGATTCACTGATTTGATTTTCAGGATGTTACTGTATTTGGTAAAAGGAAAACTGTTGTAATCCTGACCGTTTACCATGCGATTCTGAGTGTAGTAATTCTGAGGAGCTCGAATCTTGATATCGTTGATGTTTTCTCTGGCGGCACTGTTGGCCACGGTGTATTTCAAGTTGGCTGTGACAGTCAGAGTTTGTGTGCGACCGTTTTTGCTAATATAGGGAATGTTTATGGTGATGTTGGTCATTTCACCCGGATTGATCCGATAGTTCAGACCATTGCTGATCCGATAGAAGCAAACAAAATCGCCCACTGGGATTTCGCTGAACACACCGTCACCAAACACCAGGGTAGCACCGTCATCCGCCAGGCTGGTTACACTGAAAATTTTCTTGTTGGTCGACTCATAGTTATTGTAACTGGTATTATAACCGTTGACACTGTCCACTCGGCTCCACTCAGTCAGTGTACCATCAGCATTCTGTTTATACAACCAGACGTCATTGTTGTTGACACCAGTGGTCTGCAGGGTAAACTGACGATTGGGGATACTTTCCAGGATAGTAAATGACTCACTTAGTAGTGTTCCCTGCTTGAAATACAGGAAGTACCCGGTATTATTGCTGGCAAATCCACGTTGATCGTCACGATAGAGCAAGTTGAACAAAGTGGTGACATTGCCGCCATATTCTGTAACGGTACTGCCATCGCTCACTGTGGTGTTTACTGCCTCGAAATTCATGGAAACATTATCTACCACACTGGTGAATATAAAAGGAACACCTGCGTCAGCTGGTATGTCAATAGTGTATTCACTGGTAGTGATTCCATCAATGCTGGCTGTATTACCTGGTCTGCCCACCTTCTGACTGGTGGTTAGTGCTGCATTCACAATGGTGTTCCATTGGTCTCTCCAGTTGGGATTATTGACGTCGTTCCAGCGTATGGCCAGATTGCTGAGATCGTTGCCCTGTGTGTCTCTGACTACTTCATTGGTTCTGACTGCTTCAATTTTCAAATAACCCTGGCCGGCTAGATTACGCTTGGCTTCGTAATTGACTAGCTTGGCCAGTCTGAGTACATTGTCGCGACGACGAGCAGTTTCCAGGAAGTTTTCACGAGCATTCAGGTCCATTCTGAAGCTCATGCTCTGGCCCATGAATGCAATCAGGTCAATCAATGCAACGTATTCACTGCTGTTGATGTAGTCATTGAAATTCTCAGGATGGTAAATTCTGAGATAATCAATCATGCTCTTTCTGAGAGTCTCGTAATCATAGCTCTTGAAATCTGCATCTCTGAAGGTCTGGTATATGTTTTGCCAATCCTGGATACCAAACAGGTTTTGTTTACGTTGCTGCTGACTCATATTGCTTCCTGTTCTGTTATTTATGGTTACTGATAATCTGAGCAGTTTATTGCCCGATTTTATACCAGTTCAGAAGCAGTACCCTGTTCGTCAAACAGTATTCTCATTACCTCAGTTTGATCACCAGCCACAGTGTTTACAGCCAGTTCCACTGTGATGCTGTTGGTATCAGGCTGATCTATCAGTGTAATATCCACCAATTGCAATCTGGGATCTTGACTAATAATAAAGATCAGGTTTTCCAGCATGGCTTGTTTGACTTCTTCAGTCAGAGGTTCATACATCAATTCCCATACAATGCAGCCTTCTTGAGGTTGCATTACTCTGCTGCCTTTGCGAGTGTTGAAACTGTTCAGCAGATCCTGTTTTACCAGTTCATAACCAGTGAGTACAAATTTTTTCTGACTGAGTTCATTGACTGAGCTAAAACCACGATATATTGCCATGTATTATGTCCCTGTGGTATTTAGGCTTTTTCCACCTGAGTTCCAAAGTCATAAGCACTGGATCCAGCATAAAAATACTGATTCAGATTGTTCAATGCTACATTCTCTGTGGAAATTTTTCCCAAATTATAATTCAGCAATCTCAATGCTTCATCAACACCTGCAATATGAGCCACCATCAGTAATCCAGCCAGCTTGTTGGGTTCTAGCGTGGCCGTCAGTGCGCTCAGTGAAGTGAGCTTTTGACGATTGTACTGATACAGATCCACCACTGCTCGTTCCTGGATTCCTGGACTGTTGAACCAATCTGTTACACTGTTGATCTGATTCAGCCCAGTCCAGTTGCTGCCAGCATTGATAGCCAATGCATTGGCTCCGGGCTGATTTTTTACACTGCCCACAGTGCCAGTTTTCAGATATCCCAATGCTTCCAGTACCCCAGAGCTAAACTGATACTTTCCTATTCTGCCCTGGCTGTCCTGACTGGCATACTGATTATAGGGAGCAAAAATACGACTGGCTTGTGCTAAAACTGCTCTGGTCTGACCAGCAGAGAAATCACTGATCAGCGACACTGGATAGGGTTGAATCAATGCATCTGTTTCAGTGATCAGCAGATTGGCAGCAGGTTTGGGGATGTTTACTACAAACTTGGTCATTTGTTGGTCCTTGTGATCTTTTTGCTTTCACCACTGGGCGGGGGAGTGACTGACTTTACGGTGAACTTCTCGTGGTTTTTCCAGGGTTCATGTTCGGGCGCACGAGCCACAATGCTTTCAAATTCGTCCCGAATCCACCAGGTCTTTTTACCAGGTTCAGGTTGTGTTTTGGGGTGTTTTTTCTGTTTGATAGCAGGCGGTTCAGACACCACATTGCCAGCCTTGGTGTTCAGATAGATCATGCTGCCTTTCAGTATCAGATCTCCACCTGTCCTGATGCTGGTTCCTGCTGAACTGTACAGATTTTGTGCTGATCCTGTGCCCAGATCCTGTTTGCCTTTGCTGTACAGGGTACTGGCGGATTCGGATCTGATCACCAAATCACCCACACTTTCCAGGGTAGTGGTTTGTTCGCTGCGCACCTGTATTTTGCCTCTGGCATGTAGATTGAAATCTTTTTCGGTGTGAAAGTTGATGTCGCCTTTGCTTCGGACACTGAAGTCATTGTCAGTATAGATGTCAATTCGGCCCGTGGGAGTCATCTCAATCCAGGCTGTGCCGCCAGCATTGACAATGTAGATCTGTTCATTAGTGTCGTCCAGCAAGATCATGTTACCCTTGCTGGTTCTGATCCGGATAAACTGATCCAGTCCCTCTGTGGTACCATCATCCATTACAAATTGATGCCCACCTGCACGGAAATTTTTCAGCATTTCCATGCTGTCTCCGCCGGACAAAAATTCCCGACTTTTCTGCTCATCGCTCATATTCCACAAACGACCCGGAGTACTGATACCAAATACCTGACTGGGACTTTCGCGCAGACTGCTGCTGCTCACACTGCCTCGGACAAAATCAAAAGCCAAACCCTGTTTGCCCAGCACCATGCTCTGATAGATGTGTGGGAACTTTTTTACCGCATCAATATCCAATTTAGATTTACCATCTTGATCCACTTGTTCGGAAAATATGGGCTCACTTACAGGCAGTCTGCTGGGAATTTCTTTGGATGACAGTTCAATATAATCTCTGAGTCTCTGATGTGTTTTGAGTTCATTGGGATCCCAAACATAAACTCCACTGTTGGCACTGCCTATACCCGGTGTCATATGGCTGTCAAAGCTATCATTCAGACAGGCAAACCAGTAACCCTGAGCCGGGTCACCGTCCAGAAACAGACATAATACTCTGACTCCCAGATCTGGTGGCACAAACCACATACCATAACTCTGAAAACTGTTCTCTTCTTCAGGACCTGCGTCCACGTTGACTTGTTGTTGAATATACTCACCAAAGGATTCCACTTTACCCTGAGTTTTACCTCTGAACGGACTAGCATAACTCACTGTGTACCAATGTGAACTATCTTCGGGATCGCTGGCTCCCAGAGCAGGTATAAAAACCTGCAATCGACCACTGCGTGTGGGATCTCCATTCCATTTCACAATACCAATATAGGGTCCGGGATTTTGTACCAGACCAGTACTATTTTGCGACCATTCGGGTTGTTTACCTGCTCTTAGACTGGGTGCTGACTTGGGCATTTTTTACCTCAATGTGTTACTTATCTGGATGGTGGCGGAGGGAAGTTGCCAAATAAACTCCCAACACCAATCACTGGTTTGATATCTTTGATATTGGGTGTGTCAAAAATATTCAGCGAGGGTGGTTCAAACAAACCACTCTTGGCCGCCGCATCCTGAGTTTTGGCTATCTCTACCGGCTGATCTTCAGGATCACTTACAGATCTCAGCAATTGCAATTGTTGACTAAACTTACCCTGTTTGAAGCTGCTGCGTATTTCCAACAGCTTGTATAATCCATTGAACACCATGTTTTGCTCCAGGGCTCCTTTGCGATCTATAGTGCCAGTTTCATCATCAATATCACGCGGGTTAGCAAATACCACCCGAATATATCTCTCACGATTGTCAAAGGATATTGGTACATCATCTCCATCTTCTACTGCTGTTCTGAAAACGCCATCTTGTTTGATCAGATCCGGATCACCTATTATTTCCATGTTGATGCTCAGTTGGTCAACATTGCTGTACAAAGCACTGGTCACCTGACCCGATACATTACGATCCAGGGTAGTGGTTCCCATACCCACACTGGGCCGTTCATTTTTGGGAGCGGCCACAGTGGTTATAGCAGCGTTGAGTGGGTCCTTAACCACCTTGAGTGCATTGGTGTTTATGTTGACCCCAGCTGCTGTTTGATCTACTGCTTGCGGTTTGACTCCAGTAGCTTGTGAATAGATCTGAGCATTTCTGGGTCGATAAGAAAAATAACTGGTGTTCAAACTGATGTCCAGGTTGATGATTTCAGTATTTTTACCAGTGAAGAAATAGAAGTATTCCTTGACTACTTCTTTTTCAATATTGGCTGTTTTGGAAGACGGTACTAATTGCCCTCCTACTCCTTTGGGATTTTGAATTTCATATCCAGTGATCTGAAACACTACTCTCTTTTGATCCAGATTACTGGATTGATTATATTTTCCAGTGTTATAGATCTTGGGTACAATTCGGAACCAATTGAAGGGTTTTTTCAGCAATTCTAGCTTGGTTTTTCTGGCTTCAGGATTAGTCTCTGCCAACGCTGCTCGATAATTTTCTCTGAACTCTTTGACCTGATCAGTGATATAGGTGCTGTTGATAATCAGCTGGGACAGAATTTCCACAATTTGTCCAGCATTGAAATTTACTTTTTGATTTTCCACATTGATCTTGATATCTGAACTATTTCGCTGACCCAGTAACTGATAGCTGTTGAGATTTTTCAGCATCTGTGATTCCTGCTGATCTTTGGGAAGATTCATACTGGTGTCTTTGGGATCGATTTCTTCAGATTTGCTCACCAATGCCTCGCCTATGGCTAAACCTAGATCGTTGATAAAATCAAAATCATACTCAGTAGGATAGGCTGGTGTGGATTTAGAGGCTTTGTTTGCTTCAGCTTCACTCTGCGACTCTTTGTTCAGAGCATACTTCAAATTTGAAGGTTTTTCAATCAGAGTTAAAGGGTTGAGTCCAGTCACTTTGTAATAGTCATCATCAGCTACGGCTAAATCAATGGTACCACCCTCGCCTAAAATTATATCATAGAGTGTTTTACCCTCGCATTGAATGCCTTTTTGCAGAACACCGTATCGTTTATCATTACCTTGTTGGTTGAATGGCACTGCTTTCACAGTATAAACGCTGCCTGAACTTGTTAGTTTAATTTCAATAGTGGTTATTTTCAGTGGCAGATACTTTACAATATTCAACTTCTGTAGTTCCCCATCATCAGTATAACCTTTGAACGTAATTCGGAGCAGGTAGCAGGTTTCAGTCCAGTTTTCCTGGCGCAATGACTCAGTGTTGAATTCCCAGAGTTCCTGTATAAAATTGATTCCGTAGGGTTCAGTTATGGTAAAATTAACTTCTGTATCAGCACTGGCTCTGGCATTGCTGTTAAGGCCCACAATGCTGATAAATTCCAGATCATCCAGATAGTATTCTTTTTTAAACCATTGACGATTGTCTGATCCATCAGCATTACGCAATACGCCAGCTCCTCCCACGCCACCAGAGGAACTGATCATGGTCAGCCAATCTGCAGGATTGTACTCTTCTGACTGTTGTAAATTTATCAAACCTTGCTTGTCAGTGGCCTGTAAATCAATGATATAATTATAACTGGATAGCTGGCTCAGCGCATTGGGCCTGACCTTGCTGACGGCCGGCTCTTTTGACGCTTGCTGACTGACTGATTTAGTGGTCACTGAAGACGCAGAAGGTGCTGACTGATCTTCACTTACTGACTTGGTTTCAGCACCTTCTGCAGCCGCTGGTGCTTGACTCTCTGCTGCATTGGGATTAGCTGGAGGGTTTTGAGGATTTGCTTTGGTTTCCTGAGCAGCAGTGGGTTGCGCATCAGCTTTGGCTTTTTCTTCGGCTGCTTTTTTGTCTTCAGCAGCTTTTTTGAGTTCTTCTTGTTCTGTTTTCTTACACTCTGCCAGTTGTCTTTCAGCCTCTTTTTCTAATTCTTCAAACTTACGAGTATTATCCCAGATTTCCTGTAATTCTGCTTGACCACTGGGGGTATTTAGATAATTGGCTGGATATCCTTCGCTGGCAAGATATTTGGGGTCTTGAAGTCGTTCCAATCGAGCCTGAAGTGATCTTATTCTACGACGAGCATCATTTAGCCGACTTTCATAACCAACGCATCTGGGTGTTGCCATATTTCACCTACAGTCCCAATCCAGCTATCAATCTGCTTTTATCTGGCACACTGATAGTTACACCTGCACGAAAATCTCCCACAGGATCCAGCAATGTATTGGGGTTTCGTTCAGCAAATACCCACCACAGATTACTATTGCCATAGAGATCATAGGCCAATAAATCTGGTCGACGATCATATTTAGACGCTATCTCATAAGATAAATCATTGGAAGATGCTGGAATATTTCTGGTTACATACTGATCCAGATATTTACCATTGGTTGAGTTCACTGTTTGATAGTAAGGGCTTGTTTTGGAATATTTCATGAATTACCACCTTATTATATAAACTTTCCCACCACATTTACACCACTGGTGATGTTCTTGACCACTCCAGATTGCTGTCCTGCTAACGAAACCAAACTGCCAGCAGCGGTTTTTGTCACCGAGCTCAAAGCACTGGGTATTTTATTTCCCACTAAAGGTAGTTTTCCAGGAATTTTCTTAGCTAAACTACCCACTTTGGAAATTGCAGAGTTCAATAAACTGGTTTTAGATATAGCTCCGTTAGTGCCTTCCATATTGAGTTTAGATATTCCTGCCTGAGCATTTTTCAAAAACATATTGGAAATATTTGCATTGAGCCCACTGATTTGATCAGCAGTGGGTGTGTCTTCAGCAGTCGGGGCAGGTGATTTATTTCCTAACAAACGTACCTGACCTTTGCTAAAACCAGTGGTTGTGTATTCATTGGTGATAAAATTACGACTAAACACTGGTGTCAGTGAAACACTTATAGTCAAAAATACTGGTATTCTGGCAGTCTCGGGTCCAAAAACTGTTTTATTGATCTGGAAAGTGATATGATCCACTGATTCAGGATAGTTTATTGTGACATCTGTGATCACGCAGGGTATGTTGTCAAAAGCAGTAAACCCCATGCCATGCAGTCTGACCACATGTGGAGGTGCTCCAGCATACTCACCATCACGATAATTGAACATTCTGGTAAGTGATCTTAAAAAATGTATTCCAGCGTTGACATATTGTGCATCATACTGATTTCTGATCACAAAATCACCAGTAAGTGAGATGGCTTTTATGCTGCTGTTCTGATACATCTGATAGGGAAAATTACTGTGAGTGGGGGCTAGTTCCTGATACTTGGCGTCATAACCTATGGAAACTGCTGGTTGAATGGGGAACAGAAAACCATTAGTGTTTTGCAGTGGTTTTAGGAGTTCATTGGTTTCATCATTGTAAAATATGGTTCCAGCCAAAGGAGGTAACGATATACGAATTTTGTGTGTGATTTTTGCGAAACCTGATACAGAAAAATCAGGTGTTGTGTTAGCCGTGGTTTGTGGGTCAGCCATCTTGGAAAATCCTTTACACAGTTATTTATCTGTGCTAAAATATATGTATATATCTCATGAGTAAAACCAACTACCTGAATAACCGAGACATGCTGCGAGAGATTCATCTGAGCAAGAATAGCTTTTGCAGCTTCCGTGACCCGGCACAAGATCATCAATACGATATTATCTTGCACAATGCTGCTGATATCACCAAAAACGTCCTGGCTGCACAAACCAATCGTGCCGAACGCATCAGAAAAGAAACCGGTCAGGAAACTGATCCACTTAGCATACCTGTTACTGATCTGGTGTTTCGTGTGATGACCTGGGAACATATTCCGCTGGCTCCGCCCAAGCCTGCCAAACCCAGTCGCAAAAGCAAAGCCAAGAAACTGATTGAAGAAATTGAGATTGAAACCGAGCAGGATGAACTGGACGAAGATGCTGAAAAGCTGATCATGACTGCACCAGATCCTACTCATATTCGTGTAAACTTTCCGCCTTTCCATCATTATCGATTGAGTGCAGACTGCCAACCCTGGTGTGTGGCCAAAAGTCACTGGAAAGGATCGTTGACTGAGGGAGAATTCAGCAAAACACATGGGCAGATGACTGAGAACCTGGCTCTGATGTTTCTGAAGCTGTGTGAACGCTATGCTACTCGCAGCAACTGGCGTGGGTATACCTACAACGAAGAAATGCGTGGTGCTGCGCTGGTTCAGCTGAGCCAGATTGGTTTACAATTTGACGAAAGCAAGAGTTCCAATCCGTTCAGTTACTTTACAGCCACACTTACCAACAGCTTTACACGCATACTAAATATTGAAAAACGCAACCAGGACCTACGTGATGACATTCTGGAACAGCATGGACTAACTCCCAGCTTTAGTCGTCAGATGAAATGGTCCAACAGTCAGGACATCTAACATGGATCCCGTTCTACTCAGTATTATCTTTCTGATCTTGGTGGCATTGATTTTTGATTTTACCAACGGCTTTCACGATGCAGCCAACAGCATAGCCACAGTGGTGGCTACGGGTGCATTGAGTACTCGCAAGGCCGTGATGATGGCCGCAGTGTTCAATGTAATATCGGTATTCTTTATAGGCAGTCATGTGGCTGCCACCATAGGCAAAGGCATTGTACAACCCAGTGTGGTGGACCTGAATGTGATTTTTGGTTGCCTGATGGGGGCCATAGCCTGGAACATGATCACCTGGTATTATGGCTTGCCCACCAGCAGCAGCCATGCACTGATTGGCGGCTTGATTGGCGCCACTGTGTGCAAATCCGGATTTGAACCCCTGATCTGGGATAACATTCTGCGCATTGGTTCATTTATCGTTCTGAGTCCTGTGATTGGCTTCATGTTGGGTGCTGGTATCAACACCGCGGCCAGAGCCATCTGGCCCAAACACAATTCACAACTGGATCAGAAGTTTCGGATAGCTCAGCTGGCCAGTAGTGCCTGTTACAGCATGGGCCACGGTGCCAATGACGCTCAGAAAACTGCTGGCATCATCTTCCTGATCCTGGTGGCTGGCGGTCAGGTCAGTGCTGGCAGTCAGATACCTGCTTGGGTAATCTGGTCCAGCTTTGTGGCTATAGGGTTGGGTACCCTGGCCGGCGGGTGGCGCATCGTGGACACCCTGGGATTCAAGCTGACTAAATTGGACAGCAGAGGAGGTTTTTGTGCGGAATCTGGTGGTAGTATCATGTTGTTTATTGCTAGTGCTATGGGTATTCCAGTCAGCACTACTCATACCATTACTGGTGGCATATTGGGTGTGGGGGCAAGCGAAACCGAGCCCAACGTCAAGTGGAAAACTGCCAGACGCATAGTGCTGGCCTGGATTATAACTATTCCCAGCAGCGCACTGATTGCAGCGGCATTTTACACAGGTTTCAAGCCATTCTGATTTACATTTACTCAGATATCAGTTATAATGTAACTAAATTCCCATAAGGTAATCAATGAAAAATCTATTCAAGCGAGCCATGGTGTTTACAGATCTGCACCTGGGACTCAAGAGCAATGGCGTTCAACACCTCCAGGATTGTCTGGATTTTACTCAGTGGATGTGCAACTTGGCTCAGCAGCAGGGTTGTGATATCTGTTTGTTTCTGGGCGACTTTCACAACAATCGCAACAGCATCAATGTACAGACACTGAACTACAGCCTGGAATGCTTGGAGATCATCAGCAGACATTTTCCCAGAACCATCATGATTCCGGGAAACCATGATTTGTTCTACAGAGACAAACGAGATCTGTACAGTGTAAGCTGGGCTCGCAACATTCCCAATCTGGAAATTGTCAATGACTTTTATACCCAAGGAGATTGTGTGTTTGTGCCCTGGTTAGTGGGGGATGAACATCGACAACTCAGTCGTTATCAGGGCCAATACATGTTTGGTCACTTTGAGTTACCCAACTTCCTGATGAACAGCATGGTCCGAATGCCCGACGTGGGTGATGTCAAAACAGAATATCTGCAGGGCGTGGAACAGGTTTTTTCAGGACATTTTCACAAGCGTCAGAAACAGGAAAACATCTGGTACATGGGTAACTGTTTCCCACATAACTTCAGTGACGCTGGTGATGATGATCGCGGCTGCATGATACTGAATTGGGGCGCTGAGCCTGAATTCCATCAGTGGCCTGGAACACCACGTTATCGAGTATTCAACATCAGCGAAATCATTTCAGAACCCGAAAAACATCTGATGCCCAACAGTTATGTCAGGCTGAACCTGGATGTGGACATCAGCTACGAGGAAGCCACGTTTATCAAGGAAAATTTTGCGGAGACTTATAATCTCAGAGAACTCAGCTTGATTTCCCGAAAACAGGATGCACTCACTGACGATAACTCCAACATCAATGTAAAGTTTGAAAGCGTGGATCAGATTGTAAACTCACAGATTGTGAATATCAGCAGTGATTTTTATGATAACAATCTGTTGCTGGATATATACCGGAACCTATAACTATGTTCAAGATCAAGAATCTCACTGTAAAGAACTTCCTGAGTGTGGGTCAAAATACCCAAGCTGTGAAATTTGACACCTGCGATCTGGTGTTGGTGCTGGGGGAAAACATAGATCTGGGCGGAGATGATTCGGGATCCAGAAATGGCACTGGCAAGACTACTGTATTGAACGCCCTGAGTTATGCATTGTATGGTCAGGCTCTGACCAACATACGCAAGGAAAATCTGATCAACAAAACCAACGGAAAAGGTCTGCTGGTCACTGTGGATTTTGAGGTCAACGGCAAGAGCTATCGAGTGGAGAGGGGCCGCAAACCCAACGTATTCAAGTTCTTTATCGACAGTGAAGAGCTAGCTGCCAATGATGAATCTCAGGGTGATAGTCGCGAAACTCAGCACGCCATTGATGAGCTGCTGGGTATGACTCATGATATGTTCCGACATCTGGTGGCTCTGAACACCTATACCGAGCCGTTCCTGAGTCTGAAAGCCAATGATCAACGCATGATCATTGAACAGTTGTTGGGTATTACTCTGCTGAGTGAAAAAGCCGATCGTTTGCGAGAGCAGATGCGAGTTACCAAGGATCTGGCCACACAGGAAGAACAACGCATCCGGGCAGTAACCAGCGCCAATGCCAGGATTCAAGATCAAATCCTGAGTTTACAACGTCGGCAGCGCATGTGGCAGGAAAAACACCTTGCCGATGTTGCACAGTTACAACTGATGATTGATCAGTTGAATCAGATCAACATTGAGCAAGAGATCAGTCTGCACGAGCAATGGCGTGAATTCAGAAACTATCAGCAAACTCGTAATCAGCTATCCCAAGCCAAAGCTCAGCAGGTGTCTTTTTTGCAGAAGGAAATTCGATCGTTTGATCGTCTGGAACGAGAATTACAGAGTTTGCAAAACAATCAGTGCTATACTTGTGGACAACCAGTAAAAAACCTGGATCAGCAAATTGCTGACAAAACTGCTGCCATTGCTGAAAGTCAGCAAACCGTTCAGCAACTGGAATCAGAAATCCTTCAGCTGGATCTGGAACTGGCTCAACTAACGGTGGTATCTGAGCCATCCGAAACGTTCTATCCTGATCGTGAAACAGCTACTGAGCATCGTATCAATCTGCAGACCATGCAGACTCAGTTGGTGGCTAAACAATCAGAAACCGACCCCTATCAGGAACAGATAACCGAGATGAGCACTCAGGCTCTGGAGGAAATCTGTTACGACACCATCAATGCTCTGAAGCGAGTTCAAGAACACGAAGAGTTCTTGCTCAAGTTACTCACCAACAAAGACAGCTTTGTCAGAAAGAAGATCATTGATCAGAATCTGAGCTATCTGAATCAGCGACTCAGCTACTATCTGTACAAGATGGGTCTGCCGCATCGTGTGATTTTCCAGAGCGATCTCAGTGTTCAAATCGAAGAGCTGGGACGTGAGTTAGACTTCGACAATTTGTCACGGGGAGAACGCAACCGTCTGATACTGAGCCTGAGCTGGAGTTTCAGGGATGTCTGGGAGAGTTTGTATCATCCAGTGAACCTGATGTTTATCGACGAAATGATCGATAATGGCATGGATAGTTCGGGTGTGGAAAATGCCATGGGCATACTAAAACACATGGCAAGGGACCGTCAGCGTAGTGTGTGGCTGATCAGTCACAAAGACGAATTGGCTAGCCGAGTCAACAACGTTCTCAAAGTGGTCAAAGAAAATGGTTTTACCCAATACTTGCAGGAGATGGTATAACTATGTTTGATGCCCAGTCCACAAAAACAGAAAGGCAACTCATGGGAGCGAGAAGTCGCTCAGTATCTATCAGAGCTCTGGGGCGAGAATTTCATGAGAGCCCCAGGCAGTGGAGCCTACATAGGCGGCATCAATACTCATCGTAAACAAATACTGAGCGAAGGGCAAATCAGAACTTTCAAGGGTGATATTATACCCGGCCCTGGTTTCAGTATGCTAAATATTGAGTGCAAAAGCTACAAGGATTTTGCATTTCATCAATTACTTTCAGGAACAACTAATAAACAATTGGAATCATGGATTGAACAAGCCATGGAGGTAGCTGACACAGGTGACTTCACGGTGTTGTTCATGAAATTTACTCGTCAAGGTACATATATAGCCACCCCGGCACAGAAAACTCTCAATTTACCCCCTCATGGAACCCAATATAAATCACAGCGTTATGGAACTTGGTTTTTTTCAGATCTAAAAACATTCATGGAACTCAACAAGGACATCATCAAGGAACTCTCGAGACCATCTCAAAACAACTAAGGAATCACATAGTAACGCTGTTTGGTCGAGGCCGCTCGACTCGCATTGAGATTGCTTGAAATATAGCCGTCGGATCTTGCGTGTTACACCCAAAGACTTTTATAAGTTAAATGATGGTGGCTCTGTGAAAAAGATACAACCACCGATAAGTTGCTCAGCGCAGTTAATACCGTTGTGCAACGTCCCGTTGGTGTCTTTCCCAGACGCTCCTATCCTGGATAGAGAGCAGGACCATTTGCGTCAGTGTCACGCATTTCTTCCGCGCAGCTGGTTCTGAGACCGAAGAAGAAGCAGGGGGTACCGGCCAACCGCCTCCACAACGGCTTCTGTATTAACTGGTAGTGACTCATGAAGAGTTACCATTGCTTCGCCCCTCACCGGGCGAAGTATGGCAGGATCTATGAAGAGATTGGAGGATCGGTACAATACTTCATGTTGATTCAGCGTAAAAGAAAAAAATCAGTTATGAGCTTGCGAAGCAAGCGAAATAACAGATGTGCGTTAGCACATCTCCTGATGAGCCAAAGCCACTAGAAAAATGGCAAACCTGACTTCTTGGTGGTGTCCAAGTTCTCCTTGATAATTTTACCGATGATATCTCTTTCACGATTGTTCATCTGCATGATATCAGAGTAACTTACTGCTCCACGCATATACCAGATGCTTTTCAGCAGGTCCTCTTTCAGACTGGATATCTGCCGTTCCATACCCGTTAGTATTTGCTGGATGTCATCGTCAGAGCTAGCGCGAAGCAGTTTTATTCGAAAAAACTTGCATAATCCAGGCTGAGTTCGGTGCTGAATTGATGACCGCACTGATCACAGGTCAGAGGCAAGTTACTGCATTTAGTGGCTGTTTTCAACTGCTCCACATGTTCTTTGACCTGACTGTAGATGCGTTTGTCACAATTCAGTATGAACTCAGATATAAATTCCGGATTGCTTACTGATTCGGTGCCGGTATCAATACAATCAATAGTGTCAATCAGATATCTGAGTTCCAGGCTGTTAAATTCGGCTATGATCTGATTTACTGCCTGGTCTCGTTGATCGTAATCCTCAATCAGATTGGCCTGACTGAGTTTTTTTCGGGACTGGAAGATTCTAAGTCCATATTGATTATGCTGTTGATAATTCAGAGGTCGGAAATGAAAAGTCAGGTTCCCCACTGTCAGAGGCACTGTCCAGATCCCAGGGTCAAAATTGGCAATCAAATACTTGAGATCAATCAGATAATTACTGACCTGATTGCACTCAGGACAGCCGCTTTCTATATCAATGTTTTCGCCATTGCTGGCTATTCTGATGGCTATCAGCAGGGTTTCCAAATCTGTGGTGGGAGTTTGCCAGGCATCCAGGATGGCAGGCACACAGTTCTGTATTAGTTGCACTGTGGCCTCGCCGTTCATCAGAGCATCAGGTGTGAGCATCAGGATTTCGTCAGCAGCCGTCATGCTGTACACAGCCAATTCTCCGTTGGCTGGTATTCTGACACTGCCCTCAGGCCAGCCCCGTCCCTGACTGGGCAAGGCGATATACAGTTCGGGTTGACGAAAATGTGCTCTTAGGGGATTGTTTTCCATGGTGTTTAGGCAAAGAAGTTATTGAGGTTGAACGCAACTTCCACTTCGTAGGTTTCAGGAGCACCTGCTGCCAGCATCTGATCGGTGGCTGTGCGAGTTACTGGCTTAAAACCTGCGTTCTTTTTCTGAGTTTCCAGATGAGCTTTGACTGCACGAAAATACTCCAGATCCAGTCGGGTCATCAGGTCCCGGATTTCAGCAGGGTTCTGAGTCTCATAGCCTGTGTTGGTTTTTACACCACGAACGCTGTCTGCAATAGTGTTCACAGTGAAGTTGGCGATGGTTTTCAGCTGCTGACTGATTTCCTGTAACTTCTCATCGGGTTCACTGGTACTATTGGCCAGGGTTTCAGCACGGTGCTGCTGCTTCATGATGTGTCGGGTGGTGTTGAACAATGACTTCAGATTCAGAGGCACCAGCTGGAAAGTCACTTGATTTTCGCCTTCCTGAATTATCAACTCTTCGTCCCAGATTTCACAGACGTTTTCCAGGCCGTTTACCAGAGCCTCTATGCTGAGATCAAACTGATCTGTTAGACTGGTTCCAGGCACAGGTGCTGTGAAACTCAGTGTGTCGCTATAGCTGGCTCTGCGAATACTCAACAGCACTGCATCCAGATCCACAATGGGCATGTTTTCGGGGTCCTGGATGGCAGGGGCACAACTCTGAATCAGTTCGTATGTGGCCTGAGCGCTCATCAGTACCTCATTGGTTTTGAACTTGGTTTCATCAGCTGCGGTCATGCTGTAGATTTCAATTCGACCGTCGGTGCTTTTCAGCGAATTAGCAGGGTACCAACGACCTCTGCTGGGTAGTAGGATGCTGAACTTGGGCTTTCTGAAGAATGTTTGTAAGGGATTGGGTTTACTCATAGTGAATTTGACCAGATAAATAATTGTAAAGTCTTTGGTATTTATAGGCTGGAAAATCAAGGGGTAAAAAGTGGCTAAAATAAACATTACCGTATCAGGAACAACATACGACGGAGATCTGGATCTGGCAGGTGATTCGGGATTCCAAAGTCTGATAACAGAATTAAAGGGCTTGCGGACCACTTTGAGCAGCAAAGGAAAGCCCAGTTCAGGTGCCACTATTGATGTAGTTAACACACAAAAAGCTCTGGATTCTTTAACAGATAGCGCCACTAATGCCGCAAAGAGTCTGGACAGCCTGGAAAAATCTGCATCCAATGTCAGTCAGGCTTTTGGTCAGAGTGCCAGCCAGGCAGCCAGCATGGGCTCCAGTATGTCAGCAGTATCTGCAGCCTCACAGGGACTGAATACCAGTTTGGCTCAAATGAGTAATATGACCAGCAATGCAGGAACTAGTCTGGCTCAGATGAGTTCCATGACAGGCAGTGCTGGAACCAGTTTAGCTCAGATGAGTGGCATGGTAACTAATACTGGAGGAAGCCTGGCTCAGATGTCAGGAATGCTGGGAAAAAATACCAAAGGGTTAGTTGGCATGGCATCCAAAGCCAATCTGTATATTGCGGCTGCTTCACTGGTAATTGAAGGGCTAGCAGGAGTGGTTACTGCACTGAGTACTTTTACTAATTTCCTGTTTACTGGCGGAACCAGACTCAGTGATTTCACCGAAGCACTGCACAAGTCAGTTAGCGAACTTCCCATAGTGGGCGGAGCATTGGGATTGTTTACAGGAGTATTGGCTACTGTAACCAAAACACTGGACAGCTATTTGGATAGTTTGGAAGCAACCAGTGCAGCAGGAGCTAGTTTTAACAATAATATCATGTTAATGAGAAGCGCAGCTACTCAGACAGGTCAGTCTATGGAACAGTTTGCCAGCACAGTAAGTGCAAATACTGAAAAGTTTGCACAATTCGGAACTGTGACTGAGGGTGCTTTGAAGTTTGCCAAGGTTAGTGAAACAGTCAGAAAAGATCTCAGAAATTTAGGGTTTAGTGCTCAAGAAGTTAATGATACTCTTCCGACAATCATGAGTGTTTTTAGTCAAGGAGCTCAGGGATCTAGTTTAACTACAGATCAGATGGCTAATTCCGCCAAGAGCTTGATGACTGAAATGGACGCTATGGCAAAACTTACTGGCAAGAGTCGTAAAGAACAGGCCGATGCGCAAGCTAAAACCATGCAAGACGCTGCAATGCGAATGAAAATGGCTAGCATGACTGAGGATCAGCAAAAGGCGTTAAACGAAGCTATGATACAGGCTCGGGCAAAATTTGGTGAGTCAGGAGCCGAGATGGTCAAACTCAGAATACTAGGCATAGCACCTCAAACTGAAGCACAGAGAAATTTTCAGGCCGTTATGGGCGGAGCTATGAAAAGTGTGACTGATTATACTGATGGCGTAGTCAATGGCACTGGTGTTATCAAAGATGATGTTGAAAGAAAGAAAAAGTTAGACGAAGCCACGATGAAGAGTCAAGTGGGTGTGATGAAAACTGCTAAACAATTTGGTACTCAATTAGCAGTAGCTAGTGCAGGTGGCGCAAATGTTTTAGCGGGATCTTCAGAAGCTATTCAGATTGCAGCGCAGAACAAACTCAAAGCAGACGGTACACTGGATGAAGCTGAGCAAAAACGCAAGAATGAGGAAACCAGACTTGAGCAACAACGCCAGGAGGAAACCACTAAAGCATTGAAAGATTTTGATGAAACAATGAAAGATCTGAAAAAAACTTTGTTTGATGAAGTTATAATGCCGTTGTTTCAGTATGTCAAACCTACATTATTGGGATTCGTAGAACAAGTAAAGTCAGGAGTTCAAAATTTAATTGAGTCTTTCAAGGACCCATCAAGTTTTATCAACACCACTTTGGTACCAAATTTAAAATCTTTTGGAGATATTATAACAGGCACTGTATGGCCTGCTCTACAGTGGGTAGGCGGATTTTTGATGGATAACTGGAAACCTATAATGGTAGGAATAGGAGCAGCATTAGGAGCTTTGGTAGTGTCATTTGCTATAGCAAATGCGCCTATTATAGCAATAGGAGTTGCAGCAGGATTACTATATAAAGGATTCCAGATGCTTAAAGATAACGGGTGGTCTTTAGGTATGATTTTAGAAACAGTGGGTGATGGATTTAAGTCAGTCTTCAATAGCTTGCAGGATTCTGTACTAAGTTTAGTTGAAAAATTTGGTAAATTTGTGGGTATGGATACCTCCTGGATAGGCGAGAAACGCAAGCAGATTGCCGAAGAGCAAAAACTTCTGGATCAAAAAGCCAAAGACAGAGAAGAACAACGGCAGAAAAATGCAGAAGCGGCTAAAGGAACAGCAGTAACAGGTACTTCCACTGTATCACAAGCACAATTAGCAAATGCATCTGCTGCGGGAGGAACAGTTAGTGCAGAATTAATGGCTACAATGCAATCTGCAACAGGTCTATCAGGAACCCCTCTGCAAACTGAACAACAAAAAACACAGGGGGTTGCTATTCCCCCAATGAAGATGTCACAAGACAAACAAAAAAATGTAGATCTGCTCACAGCTGAGCTCAAGAAAAAAGGATTCAATCAGGGGCAGATTGCTGCTGTACTAGGTAACGTAGCTAAAGAATCTGGATTTCAAACCCGATCAGAAAATCTAGATTACAGTAAAACATCTAATGAAAGAATTCGCAGTATATTTGGAGCCAGAGCCTCAGGTAAAACTGACGCCGAACTAGATGTTATCAAGAAAGACCCCAAACAGATGGGGGAAATGATGTATGGTGCTGGAACCAAAGTGGGTCAAGGTATGGGAAATACTGAACCCGGAGATGGATTCAAGTATCGAGGTCGCGGGTTTATTCAACTAACTGGTAAAAACAACTACGCTGCTGCCAGCAAGGCTATTTTTGGTGACAATCGCTTGGTTGATAATCCGGATCTGGCTAGCGATCCTGCCGTAGCAGCTCAGATATCTGCTTGGTTTACTGAAAAACAGGGCAAGGGCATGGCCAAGAAGATGGGAGTGGATCTAGCCTCAGCGTCTCAGGAAGATCTAAACAGAGTTTACACTAGTGCTATTGCAGGTCGTGAAATCAAGAAGGGAGAAACCGGATACTTGGGTGGTGAAGTAATGAGTAAAGTTTCTGCTTATGCTCAACAATTCGGTGGTATTCCTACTGCTCCGAGCTCAACACCATCAGCACCATCTGGAGGAACGGTAGTAGCTAGTGTGACTCCTACACCTGCTGCGGTGTCTCCACTTCCTACTCCAGTTACGGCTGAATCAGCACAAACCAGAACACCCGCGAAGGCTTCTGGTGATTCTGGAATACTCAGCACATTGCGTGAATTAGTGGATCTGCAATACAAAGCCAATCGGATGTTAAGCACAATATCAGCCAATGTCTAAGCCTGACGGATATCACATAAATAATTCATAGGAAAACACAGATGTCTTGGAAAAAGTATTTCAAAACCGCACCCAACACCAACGGCACCCTGAGCCCCGTAAATGGTAGCTCAGTGGCTGCTCAACAGAGTTTCAAGTTTCAGAACTATGGCAATCTGTTGCCCGAAGTGTATATGGGTCATCCCAATCGTCTGGAGCGTTACAATCAGTACGAAGCCATGGATGTGGACAGCGAAGTCAACAGCGCATTAGACATCATCAGCGAGTTTTGCACTCAGGCCAACGAACAAAATAACACACCCTTTGACTTGTTTTTCAAGGAAAAACCCACAGAAACCGAAGTCAACATCATCAAGAAGCAACTGAGTGCTTGGTGCTCACTGAATGAATTTGACAAACGCATGTTCAAAATCTTCAGAAACACACTGAAATATGGTGATCAGGTGTTTATGCGTGACCCTGAAACATTCAAGCTGTTCTGGGTGGACATGACCAATGTGGTAAAAATCATTGTGAACGAGAGTGATGGCAAACGTCCTGAACAGTATATCATACGCAACATCAATCCCAACTTTGAAAACCTCACAGTTACTCAGGTCACTGCCGACAACATCTGGCATACCATGCCCAACACTGCTGGTTATGGCGCTGCTGCTTACAACGTCCCCAACAATCCCTACACCACCAACAGCAGATTTCAACATGGTCTCAGAGAAGTAGCCATTGAAGCTCAACATATTGTGCATCTGAGTCTGACAGAGGGACTGGATAGTAACTGGCCTTTTGGTCAGAGTGTGCTGGAAAACATCTTCAAAGTGTACAAGCAAAAGGAACTGTTGGAAGATTCCATTGTGATCTATCGTGTGCAACGTGCACCTGAACGTCGGGTATTCTACATTGACGTAGGTAGCATGCCCAGTCACATGGCCATGGCGTTTGTGGAACGTGTGAAGAACGAAATACATCAGCGCCGAATCCCCACACAAAGTGGCGGTTCAAACTTCATGGACAGCACCTACAATCCTCTGAGTATCAATGAAGATTACTTCTTCCCGCAAACAGCCGAAGGCCGTGGTAGCAAAGTGGAAACGCTGCCTGGCGGACAAAACCTGGGCGAAATTGATGACCTGAAGTTCTTCACCAACAAATTGTTCAGAGGACTCAGAATCCCCAGCAGCTACTTGCCCACAGGCGCAGAAGACAGTGCTGCTATTCACAATGACGGTAAAGTGGCCACAGCATTGATTCAGGAACACAGGTTCAATCAGTATTGTAAACGGCTACAAGCTCTGATAAGTGGCGTACTGGATACTGAATTCAAGGCTTTTCTAAAGTGGCGTGGTCTCAACATCGACAACACCATGTTTGAACTCAAAATGAATGAGCCTCAGAACTTTGCCAAGTATCGTCAGGTGGAACTGGATGGAGCCAAGATCAGCAGCTTCAGTCAGTTGGAAGCTGTGCCTTACTTGAGCAAGAGATTCCTGCTCAAGAGGTTCCTGGGTCTGAGCGAAGAAGAGATGATGGAAAACACCCAGTTATGGCGTGAAGAAAATCTCAATGCTGCTGATGCTGTGGAATCAGATACCAATTTGCGCAATGTAGGTATCAGTCCTGCTGGTATTGAAACTGATCTGACTGGATTGACTCCACCCGCTGAAACTGGCGCTCCTGAAGCTGGCGCTGGAACAGCTCCTGAAGCTGCCCCCACAGCAGCTACAACAGGTGGCGAAGATTTAACCGCAGGAGTATAAATAGTTTTATGTTACTCACAGAGATATATGATAAACCAGCACCTGGGTTCACTGAACCCAGTGCAGATAACTCTGTTCCTAAGATCAGTGATGTCAGGAAAACCAGACTTACACTGGCTCATATCAACAGTTTGCGAATGATGAATGACGTTCGTAAATTTGAAGAAGAACATCGAATGGACGATATTCGCCGTCAGTACGGAGCTAAACCAGCTGCCTAATCTGAAAAACACTGGTTTTTCAGCATAAAGTGCTGGTTTATTTCTGTCTGATGTAAATAATGTTACGAATCATTGCAAGGAGAAACTATGTCACGCAATTTTGAAAAGCTAATTGAGTACATCATTAACAGTGATGAAACCCGTGCTCGTAAACTGTTTCATGAAATTGTTGTAAGCAAGAGCCGCAACATTTATGAATCCTTCGAGCAGATGGATGAGGCCTACGGCGAAGAAGAAATGGAAGAAGGTGTTGGTGATTTCATTGATGAAGTAGAAGCCGATGAAACTGCTGATATGACCATGGAAGCCGACATGGAACCTGAATCAGATGACATGGGCGACGACATGGACCTGGACATGGGCCACGAAGACATGGGCGACGACATGGACATGGGCGACGACCTAGAAGGCGACGACACTGACCATGAAGACATGGAAGATCGTGTGGTAGACCTGGAAGACGCTATTGAAGAACTCAAGGCTGAATTTGAAAAGTTAATGGCTGCTGAAGGCGACGACGAAGCTGAAGACGAAGCTGAAGACGAAGCTGAAGACGAAGCTGAAGACGAAGCTGAAGACGAAGCTGAAGACGAAGAGGAAATGGAAGAAAGCCTGATCCGTGAGTACACTGAAAAAGCTCCTGCCCCTGTTCACAGCGAAGAAGGTTCAGTAAACAAAAAGAGCACAGTTGCCAAGAAGAACGACATGGGTGGAACCACTGCTAACATCGTCAAGGGCGGTGAAGAAAAGGGTCGTCCTGCTCCTGGAACAAAGCCCATGGGCGTAAATGATCCCAAGGCTGCTGGCAAAGTTGCATTCAAGAGCCAGGCTCCCAAACCAGTTACCAAGGAAATTGCTGGTACTAACAAAGACAGTGTGCTGGAATCACGTAAACCACGCAACAAGAAGTAATTTAACTCCGCAGTGATTTCGTACTGATGGGCGGTGTATACCAATACACCGCCTGACCAGTAAAAGGATTCAGAACATGACCAGAACACCATTATACGAATACATGAATCCCAGCTCAGCCCATATCACCATGGAAGCTGACGAGACCCATGGTGGAAAAACTCTGTACATGAAGGGTATTTTCATTGAAGGGGATGTTCGTAACGCCAATCAGCGAATCTATCCTGCTGGTGAAATTTCCAGTGCTGTAAAAACCCTGAAAGAGCAAATCTCAGAGCATGGTGGTGTACTGGGTGAATTGGATCACCCCAACGATCTCAAAATCAATCTGGATCGTGTGAGCCACATGATTACAGAAATTTACATGGAAGGTAGTCGTGGTATTGGTAAACTCAAAGTGTTGCCAACTCCCATGGGTAACCTGGTAAAGACCATGTTGGAATCCGGAGTAAAGCTGGGTGTTAGCAGTCGCGGTAGCGGCAATGTCAACGAAAGCAACGGACATGTCAGCGACTTTGAAATAATCACCGTGGATGTAGTAGCTCAACCCAGTGCTCCTAATGCATATCCCAAGGCTATCTATGAGGGCCTAATGAATATGCGTGGTGGAAACCGTTTGTGGGGTATGGCGCAGGAATCAGCGCAAGACCCAAGAGTACAAAAATATTTCAAAAATGAAATAGTGAAGTTGATTCAAGATTTAAAATTGTAGGAGAATACCATGCTAGACTCTTTAAAAAGTTTGATGGATAGCGGTGTATTAAACGAAGAAACTCGCAGTGCAATCAATGAGGCATGGGAAACCAAGCTGACTGAAGCTCGCGAACAGATTCGTGCAGAAATCCGTGAGGAATTTGCTGGCCGTTATGATCATGATAAGAGTGTGATGGTTGAAGCTCTTGACCGTATGGTAACAGAAGCTCTTCAGGCTGAAATTGCTGAATTTCAGGCCGACAAGAAAGCCATTGCTGAACATCGCGTGCGTGCTGTGAACGAAATGAAGACCAAAAGCGCACGTTTTGAACAGTTTTTGACCACCAAGTTGGCTGAAGAAATTTCAGAATTCCGCAAGGATCGCAAGCAGATGCAGGAAGCCATCTCAAAGTTGGAAAACTTTGTGTTCCAGGCATTAGCTGAAGAAATCACTGAGTTTGCTCAGGACAAGCGTGCTGTGGTGGAAACCAAAGTTCGTTTGATTGCTGAAGCCAAAACTCAGCTGAATGATCTCAAGAAGAAATTTATTGCTCGCAGCAGCCAGGCTGTGGAAGAAGCAGTTACCCGGCAACTCAAGAGTGAATTGTCACAACTCAGAGAAGACATCACCGAAGCCAAGCATAACAGCTTTGGCCGTAAAATTTTCGAAGCATTTGCTAGTGAGTTCAGCAACACCCAGCTGAACGAAAGTGCTGAATTGCGTAAACTGTATGCTGTGATCAAACAGAAGGACGCAAGCCTAGCTGAAGCTCAACGCACAATTACTGAAAAGGAAACTGTGCTGGAAAGCAAGCAGAAAGAAATTCGCGTACTCAATCAACGTCGTGAACGTGAAACAGTGCTAAGTGAACTGTTGGCACCACTGAACCGTGAAAAGAGAGCTGTGATGACAGAACTCTTGGAAAGTGTAAAAACAGATAACCTGCGCACTGCTTTCGACAAGTATCTGCCTAGTGTACTAAATGAAACCCGCCGTGCTACTGCAAAGAAGTCAGTTATCACTGAAGGCAAGACTGAAGTCACTGGCAACAAGACTGCCAAGAACAATGAAGATAATAAGAATAATATTATCGACATCAAACGTCTGGCAGGGCTGAATTCTTAAGGAGAATTAAAAAATGAGTAACATTTTATTGGAAGGTCGTTGGAATGACACCAAGGACGCCCTGCTGGAAGGTTTGCAGGGAACCCGTCGTAACAACATGACTGTGATGCTGGAAAACACCCGCAAGTATCTGATGGAAACTGCTGGAACAGGTGCAACTGCCGCAGGCAACATTGCCACACTGAACCGCGTAATTCTTCCAGTTATTCGCCGTGTAATGCCCACTGTTATTGCTAACGAAATCGTTGGCGTGCAGCCCATGACCGGCCCTGTGGGTCAGATTCACACCCTGCGTGTTCGCTACGCAGAAAGTGTAAACAGCACTGCAAGCGCACCCTTTGACACCGACACCACTGCTGGTGACGAAGCATTGAGCCCATTCAAGATCGCCACTGCCTATAGCGGCAGCACCGCTACTGGCAAGGCTGCAACCACAAGCGCACTGGAAGGTGTTGCTGGTAGCAAGCTGAACGTTCAGATCTTGAAGCAGATGGTGGAAGCCAAGACCCGCAAGCTCAGCGCTCGCTGGACATTTGAAGCTGCTCAGGATGCACAGGCTATGCACGGCATCGACGTGGAAGCCGAAATCATGGCAGCACTGGCTCAGGAAATCACTGCAGAAATCGACCAGGAAATCCTGGGTAGCCTGCGTGCCCTGGCTGCAACCGAAGAAACATTCAACCAGTTGAATGTCAGCGGTACTGCAACATTCGTGGGTGACGAACACGCTGCATTGGCTGTTCTGATCAACCGCGTGGCCAACAAGATTGCTCAGCGCACCCGCCGTGGTGCTGGTAACTGGGCAGTGGTTAGCCCTCAGGCACTGACTGTGCTCCAGAGCGCAACCACTTCAGCATTTGCTCGCACAACCGAAGGCACCTTTGAAGCTCCCACCAACACCAAGTTTGTGGGTACACTGAATGGTGCAATGAAGGTTTATGTGGACACCTATGCTAGCGATAACACCGCTGTGCTGGTTGGCTACAAGGGTGCTAGCGAAAGCGATGCTGCTGCATTCTACTGCCCATACATTCCTTTGATGAGCAGTGGTGTTGTACTGGATCCCACCAGTTTCGAACCAGTTGTGAGCTTCATGACTCGTTACGGATACGTGGAATTGACCAACACAGCAAGTTCACTGGGTAATGCCGGTGATTATGTTGGTGAAATCACCATGAGCAACATCAGCTTCATCTAAGCTGTAACTGTAAAACAAACCCAAAAGCCGGCTCTTAGAGCCGGCTTTTCTTATTAGTATTTCAAAACCCAATTACCACAATCCCAGTATCGGCGATATCTATTGGCAAACATATTTTGGCTTTCACTTAGTCCAGGGTCAAAATTGGGCAGCCACCGACTCAGTCGAGATTTTTGAGCCTGATACCTGGAAACTATCTTGGTACCATCAGTCCAAAAATATCCAGGATCAGAGGATCTGATTAGCTGAAAACCAGCAGCAATATACCCCTGGCCACGACTTTTACTGCGATCACAGTAGGTGATGATTTCAGATTGATTCAATTGATTTTTTATATAGGTCATCAATTTGCTCAGCCCGCCTGATACGGTTACGCCTGGAGCTCCACACATTCTGAGTAATTCATAAGAAAACTCAGAGTCAAATCTGGAACGACCTATACTAATCACCAGCAGAAACTCTGTGTCTTTCACCAGAGCAAAAGAACGATACGCTGGTGTAGCTCCTTGTAAGTGATATTGTTTGAACCAGGCGTTGGCTTGGGAATTGGTAATTTCCACAGTTTTGCACTGTCTGGCTCCTACACGCTGGTTTTTGTTTAGTTTGGACATCAGTAAATTCTTGATGATGTGTTTTTGATTATGCCATTCCCAGTCAGTGATATGGACCAAATCAATTTTTTTCTGCTCGCATTCTGTGGTTTTTTCCAGATGTCTTTTGCGATTTTCAGCGCGATTTTGGCTGGGGTGAAAACTGTGCCAAAACAAGCCATTGATCTCAATGGCCAAATTGTGATCGGGAATCCAGATGTCCAACTCGCGACCATTCAGTACGTCCCAATCGCCAGGCTCATGTGTAATGCCCAGAGCAGTTAGATAGTCACTTATTTGTTTCTCTTCCAGACTATAATTGGATCGTTGTCTGATCTTGAATCCATGTTGGCGGCAATATTCACCCACTGTGCTGTAGTAAACTCCCAGATCATCAGCTATCTCCACCAGAGTTTTTTTCTGTTGGATATACTGGTGCTCTAACCAATCCCGATTCTGTAATTTTTCAGCAACAGCCGGATCCATGCGATTTTTCTGCCAGATATGATGAATATCTGATCGTTGTGAGTTATATCCAACACCATACTTCTCCTCCATGGATTTTTGTCTTTTTTGATTGATTGAATTTTTTTGATCCTGTGTATACAGACTTTTGGATTGCTGGACTTTTACACTGCTGTTTTGTGCATTGCAGGCACAGACTTTTGAAATACCACAGAACCCCCAACCCTGGGTTACTGACAGGAATTTTTTTTGATTACCCTGGTTGCACAGATTGTTCTGTTGATGTATTGCACTATATATGTTTTCAGCATATTGATCACTGATGACCTGAGTGTTTTCTTCAACCCACGCAGATAGCTCAGGATCAGATTTTATAATCTGGCTGTATCGTTTGGGATTGTGCTGAATTATTTGCCTGATTCTGTCTGTCATAGTGACCCCTTTGCTTTCTACATGTATTTATAGAGACAGTTTGATAATCAGAATTATCATAAATATTCTCAGGAGTTTCCATATGCCTTTTGATTGTAATTTTACTGAAGACGTACTCAAGCAGATGTTGCCCAGAAACAAAGAATGCGCCGAGTGGTTTTACTATCTGGATCAGATTTTGCCGGATTATGAGATTGTCACGGCTCCTCGTGTAGCAGCGTTCATGGCTCAGTGTGCTCATGAAAGTGGTGAGTTCACTGTGCTGCAAGAGAATCTGAACTACAGTGCAGCTGGGCTCAGAAAGATATTCCCCAAGTATTTCCCCACTGACGAACTGGCCAATCAGTATGCCAAAAAACCTGAGAAAATTGCCAATCGTGTGTATGGAGCTCGCATGAGCAACGGTCCTGAAGCCACTGGAGATGGCTGGAGATTCAGAGGTCGGGGTATTATTCAGATCACTGGCAGAGACAATTACACCAGATGCAGCCAGGATCTGTACGAGGACGATACTCTGTTGCAAGATCCTGATAAACTGTGCACCAAAGACGGCGCCATCTACAGTGCCTGCTGGTTCTGGTGGGGTCGTGGACTGAACGATTTTGCAGATGCTGGTGACATGCTCACTATCACCAAGAGAATAAATGGTGGAACCATAGGTCTGGACGACCGTATGAAACATTATAATCACTTTTTGCATCTGTTGGGCTAAATAATCATATCCCATCAGGGATTTTATGCGGACACCACCGCGTAAGGACCTAGAACGTCCAACAAGGAGAAAAAAACAAATGGGCAGACCACTTCAATCAAAGTATTTCGGGAATCGCAACGTGGGTGCAACACCCACCACTGACGATTACGGAATCGGCGGTAAGAAAGTCAGTGCAGTTGCAGCTGGCAACGCCACAGCATATAGTCAGGGTGTCACAGTTACACTCAGCGCACCCAACATCCCCACTGGTGTTCAGGCTCTGGCCAACATCAGCATCTACACTGCCAATGGCAATGTAAGCAGTGTGGGTATTACAGAAACTGGTTCTGGTTACACCAGCGCCACGGCCACACTGGTCAAGCCAGCCAACGTGACCATTGCCAGCGCCAATGTCAGCGGCACCAGCGCCAGCAATGTGATCACCATCACCAGTTCAACCTCAGGTATTTCAGTGGGTATGAAGGTGTCAGCCACCGGTGCCAACACCAGTGCTCGTGTCACCACAGTGAATGCTGGCAATGTGATCCTGGATCTGGTAAACACAGCTAACATCAGCGGCAACGCCACATTCTATGATGCAGGTACTGGTGTACTGGGCTCAGTGACTCTGGCAGCCATTGCCAGCAGTGTGAGCAATGCCATTACTTTCAGCAGCAACATTGGTGGCGACACCAGTGCAGCTGACATTATCCGTCAGATCAGCAGCAAGAGCTTTTACATCCAGACAGCCAACGGCAACGTGGGTCGTGCTAACTTGGTTACCACCAGCCCTGTCAGTGGTGAAATGCGTATCACTGCTACTGACAGTGCCAGTGGTACCTATTATGTGAAGAAAATCAGCGGTCACGTGGCCACTGTGGTAGCCGGAACCGGTACACAGTTCGGCTTGCCAGGCGCTGGTAACGCTCGTGTAAGATGGACACTGGATGCAGCCACTATAAATGAAACAGTTAAGTTGCCCAGCAACTAATTGAACACATTGTATTTGCTATAACTTACCCTGTTTGCTATACTATAAGAGTACGGGAAACTTGGACAAACTACTCAGGGGCAACTGAAAAGTTGCCCCATTTTTTTGGCTGGTAAAACTTCCAAGTATCATAAATACTGGTTGAGAATTCAAAATGCCAACCACTAATTTTAATATACTCACAGGAATAACTGTAGGTAACCTCACAGCAAATGCAGCAAATAGCAGTCTGACTACTAGTGGTGAAATCACAGCAGGCAACCTGATTTCTGATGGAAACCTCACAGTTAATAATGTTGCAAACATAGGATCTATAAATTCCACTGATATTACTGTTAGCGGAAATCTGCGCACCGACACTATAGGCAAACCAGGTGGATCACTGTATGCACTACCATTATCTGATAGTTCAAACGGGTATGTTCTGGCTACTTATGGTAATGGTGTAACATATTGGTCTTCACCTATATCTGGGACTGGTAATATTGGAGCCACTGGTTTTACTGGAGCCACCGGTGCCACAGGCGTGACTGGTAATATAGGCGCAACCGGTGCCACAGGCGTGACTGGTAATATAGGCGCAACCGGTGCTACAGGCGTGACTGGTACCACAGGTAACACAGGTGCAACTGGTACCACAGGCGTGACTGGTAATATAGGCGCAACCGGTGCTACAGGCGTGACTGGTAATATAGGCGCAACCGGTGCTACAGGCGTGACTGGTAATATAGGCGCAACCGGTGCTACAGGCGTGACTGGTACCACAGGTAACACAGGTGCAACTGGTGCCACAGGCGTGACTGGTACCACAGGCAACATAGGTGCAACTGGTGCCACAGGCGCAACTGGTTTTACTGGTGCCACCGGCGCCACTGGTTTTACTGGAGCAACAGGTGCCACTGGCGTGACTGGTGATATTGGCGCAACAGGAGCAACTGGTTTTACTGGAGCCACCGGCGCCACTGGCGTGACTGGTAATATTGGCGCCACTGGTTTTACTGGAGCAACAGGTGTCACTGGTACCACTGGTAACATAGGTGCAACAGGAGCAACTGGTTTTACTGGAGCCACCGGCGCCACTGGCGTGACTGGTACCACTGGTAACATAGGTGCTACAGGTGCTACAGGCGTGACTGGAAACATCGGAGCTACAGGTGCTACGGGTGTGACTGGTGATATTGGCGCAACAGGTACCACAGGTAATATTGGTGCCACTGGCGTGACTGGAAACATCGGAGCTACAGGTGCTACGGGTGTGACTGGTACCTCTGGTAATATTGGTGCTACAGGCGCAACTGGCGTGACTGGTGATATTGGCGCAACAGGTACCACAGGTAATATTGGTGCCACTGGCGTGACTGGAAACATCGGAGCTACAGGCGCAACTGGCGTGACTGGAAACATCGGAGCTACAGGCGCAACTGGCGTGACTGGTACCACTGGTAATATTGGCGCTACAGGCGCAACTGGCGTGACTGGTACCACTGGTAACATAGGTGCTACTGGTGCCACTGGTGTGACTGGTACCACTGGTGACATCGGAGCAACTGGTACCACTGGTAA